AATACGGAAACAAGGAATATCGCTGATGATACGCGAGATTTGATAGCACAATCTTATCTTGAATTGGTACAGATTTCGGAAAATACAGGAGCTATTGTAAAACCAATCATTCAAATTCAGAAAGATATAGCAGAGGTTAAAAAGAATACATCTAAATTATAAACTATGTCAGATTTATTGATAAATACCCAAGACGCCTACACAACATGGGGGGTAAGAATGGGAGAGGGCTTTCTTGATGTACTTGGTGCATCATCACCCATGAAAGAATTTATAGAAAATAAGTCCCGGTTAGAACATGGAAAACGTGTGATAATCAATAATCCTAAAGTCGATGAAAGGGAAATAACTCTTTCGTTTGCTATCGAGGGTAGTTCTCGGTCCGATTATCAATCAAAGAAAAAAGCTTTCTTCGATGAGCTTTATAAAGGCAAGGTTGATATTCAAGTCCCGGCTAATAGTAGCGAGATTTATCATCTGATTTATCTCGGCAAAAGTATCACTTACGCACAGAGTTTAGACCTAACTTTTGGAAAAATTTCAGCCAAGTTCAACGAACCGAATCCGGCAAACAGAACCTAATTCACGACATTGGCTCTATTGTCGTGTATGTGAGTGCTCAAAATTGGGCACTCTTTTTTTTATCTCCGAACTTTGAAGACATGGAACAAATCGACATCAAAGACATATCCGGTGCTATCCTGCTTACAACTCCTGTTAATGAAGGCTGCAAGCGTAAGTTTACTCTGATGAAGGAGGACCACATCATATTAAAGTTCTCCTTGGAAAATCCTATATATTTCAAACTTGGTTCATACGTGGAGTGCGACTTCGGGCTGTTCGAGGTGTGCGACTTGCAGAAGCCAGTATTCAACACCGATAACGCAGGCTACGACTATGAGTTGCAGCTTGACGCCCACTACTGGAAATGGAAAAACAAAATCTTCAAATATACCCCGGAGACTGCCGGACAGGAGGCGTCCTGGAACCTGACCGCTTCACTTGATGTTCAAGCCGGTATAGTCCTTAGAAATTTAAAAGCTCTTGGTTACAAATACAAAGGACAAGATTTTGTTTTCTCCATTGACAGCACTGTAGAGAATAAGGCGATACTGATGACTTATGACAACATCAACATCCTTGACGCCTGCTTCTCTATGGCAAAGAAATGGGATTGCGAATGCTGGGTGACTGAAAACATCATCCATTTCGGGCGTTGTGAGTCCGGCGATGCGGTGATTTTCGAGATCGGGAAAAACGTGCAGGAAATGTCACAGTCAGAATCCCAGTCCACCTATGCCACCCGTATCTACGCTTTCGGCTCAACAAAGAATATCCCATCTGACTACCGTCCGGTTGATGAGACCGTGGTTGTGAACGGCGTGGTGCAAAAACGCTTAATGCTTCCCGAAGGCACTCCTTACATTGACGCTTATCCTGATATGACTACCGAGGAAGCCGTCGAGCAAGTGGTTATCTTCGATGATGTCTATCCCCGAAGGGTCGGCACGATGTCGGACATTACCACCAAGGAATACACTGACAAAGTAGAAAATGCCGACGGGACTACCACTGAAAAGAAGTGGAATGCCTACCGTTTCAAGGATACCGGCATTACCTTCTCAAAGGACTATATCCTTCCCGGTAATGAATTGAAAATCACTTTCCGATCTGGCAAGTTGAATGGTATGGAATTCGCTGTGACATTCGACCCTGAGGGAAAGCCGGAGAAACTGGAGAACGATGGCTGGAACCCTGAGGCACAGCTTTGGGAGATAGTCAGGAATGAGGACTACGGCAGACCGCTTCCGGATGGAGCGCTTATCCCCGAAAATGGTGATACTTACATCTTATCAGGCTGGAATCCCATGAAGATAACTGAAATGGGACTGGTAGCAGAAGCACAGTTGGAATTAAAGGACAAAGCCGATAAGTACGTTGCCAAGTCAAAGATAGACCCTTCTACATATAACTGTAAGATGATGTCGGATGTCGTATACAGTGAGGGCGGAGTGCACAATCTCTACGGCATCGGTCAGAAGGTTAACTTAATCAATAAGGCTTATTTTGACGGAAGGCAGTCAAGGGTTATTGGATACGAGTTTAATCTTGACTATCCTTATGATTCTCCGATTTATACAGTAGGGGAGACGGCAGCCTACTCGCGTATAGGGGACCTCGAAGGCAAGATAGAATCTCTTACCCTGAAAGGTCAGACTTATACAGGCGGTTGGGGCAGTGGGGTTTATCTGATTAAAAGAAATGATTCCACACCGGCTACCGACAATAATGTATTCTCGGCTTTGCGCTCGCTCACTGAGTTCATCAGTAAGAAAAAGGATGATGTCGTACAAGGGATTATCACTTTCATGAAAGGCTTGCGTATCGGCAAGTTCGTTACCGGCATGCTCGGCGGACGTGGCGCCTCCATGTGGCTTGATGAAAACGGGAAATCAATCCTTGAAATAGACAGGATTCTTGCCCGTGAAGAGCTGATTGTTCCCAAAATCACATTCAACTGCATTGATGTGATAGCCGGTGACAAAGCAAACACATTTGCTTACGGTACCATTAAGACCGTAGACAGGGAAAAACGCATTGCCACGCTTGACCTGCTGGACGACCAGTGGGGAACGCTGCACGTCAACGACATCTGTCGTGGCGTCTTCCACAATTTGGAAGGCAGCAACGAAGAGCAGACCCTGTTCGACAAGAACGGCTTCATGGGATACTCCGGCTTTGCCACTTCATATTTTACTCCCACCCGGATTGTTGAAAGCAAAGCCGGGCTGATGAGCTTCGAATACAACCTGCAAGTGGGCACCGGTGTACACCCCATGCCCGGGATGAACTTCTTCGCCTACGGCAATTTTACCGACAAGGAGCGTCAGTCCATCACCTACGAGAACCGCTACTACAAGCGTATCCTGGAGGGAGTGGATACCTGGCAGATTGACCCCGACAAACATATCATGTACCAGTCCGGGCTGCTGGACGGCACTACCATCGGCGGCATGGAGATGCACGGTCACGGGACGTTCCAGAAGAACGGTTACATGACCGGCGTGCATATCCAGTTCACTCCCGACCAGGTGGACCAGCTCACTGCATACAGCGTCAACCTGTCCAGCTACGAGGGTGTTGTGACGGTGGACGAAGAGGGCAATATCATCAACGGGGCAAAGACCGTGCAGAATGTGACCGCAGGCGGCAGGAACGTAATAGGCGGAGAAGAGAATGTGGTGGCGACCGGCTTCCGCCTTTCCACCCGCGTGCAGGCTTTCAAGGGCGAAAAGGAACTGGTTTACTCGGAAACCTTGAAAGCCGGCGCGTTCATGGTGTCAATCGAGCCTGTCGGCTGCACTGCGCACGTGGAGAACGGGGTTGTCATTGTGGACAGGCTGACCGACCTTGGCGGCATGAGCATCGGCATCACAGTGAACTGCGAAGGAAACGCATCATTCCTGAAAACCTATACCATCAATGTCAACCAAAACGGATGGAACATCATATCGGCGGACCTGTCAAACGAAATGTGCGCCGTACATTGCGACACCTATGGCAACGTGCTGAACGGACTGCCCTGCACGACTGTTGTCAGCATGTGGTATGGCACGCGCCGGCTTGGATTGGACAGGATAGAAGTGGAAGCGCCTGAGGGTGTCAGTGTATCCAAAGATGTGGAAACAGGCGTGATTACCGTCACCGCTATTCCGGCAGTGCCCGGCAGCAGGGTTATCACCATCCCGGTACGGGCATACGCCACGTTTGCTGGTGAACAATATTCCAAGCCGGTGCAGTTCGGCATCACGAAGCTGACGGACGGGGACCCGGCTGTCATTTACGACCTGCTCCCTTCTGAAAGCTCCATCAAAAAGAATTCGGACGGTTCGTGTTCCGTGTCTTCCATTACGTGCGTGCTCCGCAAGACGGACGGGAAGAATGCGCCTGTACGTGTAACCGTCCTGCCGGAGGGTTATGCCATGATGCGTAAGATTGATGACGGGGAAGAGGTTGCCTACGCCATCGGAAGTCCGCTCTCCGTAACGTCTGCCGGCACAAGCATTACATTTTCCCTTTATTGCAACGGACAACCTGTAGACCGTGAAACGATTCCCGTGTTGACAAACGGCGAGGACGGGAAGCCCGGGCAGGATGGGAAGCCGGGGCATGACGGCGAAGATGGCAAACCCGGTGAAGACGCCTGCTATTATAGCATATCTCCTGCCCAAATGACCATCGGTCAGAAGATAACAGGCTCACTGGACCCTTCATCTTTTGTCTGCACCTGTTACAAGAACAGCAATAATACCCAGGCGGCAGAGTCCGCCCAATGGTACATATACCGGAGTAACGATAACGAATCATGGTCGCAGTATGCCACCGGTTCTTCCTATTCGACCACATTCACGGTCTCCGTGTCCTCTTCGTACAAGTATTATAAGATTGTGGCAAAACCGTTCAGCAACATTGAGTGTGTGGCTTATGCGCAGATAGTATCGGACGGAGAAGATGGGGACCGCGGACCACAGGGTCCGCAAGGTCCTGCCGGCGACCGCGGACCTTCGGGTTCCATGCCGCGCTACCGCGGCACATACAAATCGTCCGAGACTTATGTTTACAACAGCGAATACCGCGATATCGTGATATATAACGGCAATGCCTATATTGTCAAGCCGTACGGATATTCCGGTTCTGCCACTCCCACCAACACCTCTTATTGGGAACAGTCCAACAAGTTCAGCTTCGTGGCGATGGATACCGCCCTGATTGACGGAGCCAACATTGCCGGGTTCATGTTCAAGAACCAGAAGATGCAGTCGCAGAGCGGCACGCTTACGCTGGATGGAATCAACGGGTCAATTGATGTGAGTAAAGGTACTATCGGCGGGTTTACGATTTCGAATAATTCCTTGTCGGTATCCGGGAACAATGCTTCCATTAAATTCGAGGTTAGCGGATATAACTTCCTCCGGCTGAACGACCCTTCAAGCAGCGCATTCCTGGCTGCCCGTGCCGATGGCAGGACGGCGGCAAGTTTCAGCACTTATGGTTCCAGTAATTCGTCCATTGCCTTGGAGCTGCTATGTAACGCCAGCGGCTTCGGGTACGCGTTGAAGTCAAGAGGCAACGCGGAAATTGTTGCACGAAGCGGAGAGTTCGTCCGGATAAACGGATTGGCACTTAATGCGATTGAGGTTTCATCCTCGTATACTGTCAAAAGCAGCGATGATCTGATTGTATGTAAGAATACTTCTTCGATTACTGTCAGCCTGCCTTCTTCCGCAACCATGTGGAAGGGGAAGATTGTATTCATCAAGCCTGCCAATACCGGGAATATAACCATGAGCGGTTCCATACGGGAAGCCAACAACAGAAATCCGGTCGGTTCGACATCGATCAAGGACAACCATTTCCGGGGCTTTATGTATGACGGATATTATTGGAATGAAATGTATTTATCAATTTAAGAAAGAGATTATGAAAATAAATTTTAGAAAATTCCCGATGTATGCAAACATACGCAAGGACATGGTTGTGGAGCGGGACATAGCGGAAGAGTATGCCGATTCCATCTACAGGAACATTCCCGGAATATCGGCGCACGTGCTTGCCGAGAAGATATTTCGCTCCACCGGGGAAACCGAGCTTGACGATACCGAAGTGGACACCATATTAAGCAGCATAGACCTGTTCCCCGGAGTATTTGCCGATTCCATGAAGGATTATATCGGAAAACATAAACAGATACCGCAATGCCGCAAGGGATGAATGATATAGACATAAAGGATTTTACCCCTGTGTCCGGTGTCGGCGGGAATGATAACATACTGCTGGTCCTGTCTTCCGGGGTAAACGGGCGTATATCGGTTGCGCTGTTCAAGGCGGCGGTGTCTGACAGTCTGAAACCTTCCATCCGGGATGGCGTATGGTGGGTGGGAGACATCGGCACCGGAGTAGTCGCAGAGGGCAAGACGCCGGAATTCCGCAAAACAGAGACCGGCATTGAGTACAAGTATATTCCCGACCCCGACACCACATGGCGGCTTTTGGTTGACATAGCCGACATCAAGCTCCGTTTCGAAGACCTGACCGAAGATGAGGTGCGCATGCTTATTCCCCACCTGAAGGATTTTACTCCCGAAGAGATTGCCGAATTGCAACGCCCGGCTGCGGAGATGATCGCGAAGCTGGAGGATACCGACCGCACGGTGTCGTCCAATGAACAAACACGCATCAGCAATGAAAACGCACGAATCGGTAATGAAAACATCCGCAAACGACAGGAGAACGACCGCATATTGTTTGAGAACAAACGTGCCGAAGCGGAAACTGCCCGCGAGAAAGGATTTAAAGAATCCACAAAGAAAGCGGAAGAAGCGGCTACATCAGCACAAAATCAAGCGGATCGCGCACAAGCCTACGCCGACAACCCGGCGAAGATCGGGGAAAACGGCAACTGGTGGGTGTGGGATGAAGAAACCGGCGAATACCGCGACACCGGCACTTTCGCCCGCGGAGATATAATGTTCGCCGCCTTCGACATCGACATAGCCAAGGGGGAACTCGTCTGTACCACCCCTGACAAATATACCGGACCCGTTTTCACGTTGGATGACGGTGAACTATGTTTAACAATTAACGGATAAAAGGCGATATGGCAAAAACAATATTGGGAAGGGTGACTTTCATCCCGCGCGGGCGATATGCAGAGCCAAAGGAATACAACCGTCTTGACCTTGTGTTCCATTTGGGCAGCTCCTACGTTTGTCTCAAGGACAAGACTAAAGGCGTAACGCCGGGCACAGACGATGCCACATGGATGATAATGGCTGAAAAAGGCGCTGCCGCATGGGGCGATATGACTCCGGAGGAAAAGACCGAGGCGGCATCCGAGCTGGGAAAGGAGCTGTTCGGCTTCGTCCCGGTCCTGCTGACAGAAAACGAGTTTGAAAACCTTGGCGACCGCATAGACCCGGACACCATGTATTACGTATTGGAGGAATAGCGTATGGGAATCGTGGTGAAAGAAAAAGAGGTGCTAGTCATCTACTACGGCCGGCGGGCGGTATCGGCCATCTACAAAGGGGCACGGCTTGTTTGGATGGCTGTAAGAAGCTGCTTCGGCAGCGGATATTGGGACGGGGACAAACCTTGGGATGGGGATGAGTATTGGGACGGTAACAAATAAAACAATGTGAATTATGGCAAAGATAAAACTGGATAAAGAGATTGAAAGCATAGAAGTGCCGTGGAGCACGTCTTCAGAAATGTATAAAGGTTCTCGTGTGGAAGAGTTCATCAAAAAGCAGTTCAAGAGCAAAGCCGGGTATCTGTCCCGGACAACGGACAAGGAAACAGACGGGAACTACCACCTTCGCGGCTTTGCCGACGAGGAACGTTATAATGAATGGAACAGCAACCCGGAAGCATTCGCAACGAACGTCCTGTTTGATATTGCCTTGCCAAGTGGCGACGGGTCGAGTTCGGCAACCAGCTATATCCTGAACCTTGTGAACGGTTCGGAGCGTACCATCATCACGACATCAAGAAAATTGAGTGTCAAGCTCCGTTTTACCTCGCAGGTATTCAACCCTGCCACGCAGCAGACCACCGATACGGGCGAAATGGGCGTACTGACGATACAGACCAAAGTGGAAGGCGCAAGCAACTGGAGCACCAAAGGGACGGTGAAGATTGAATCCTACCCGGCTGATTCATCCGACTGGGTGGAAGTCCCTATCGGCGATTACCTGACGCTCGGGCAGCAATCTGTCCGTATCATCTGCCGCGGTGAGACCACGGAACTGTCAACCACATACGTCAGTTACTCCATCACGGTGACAAGCCTTGCGCTTGACTTTGCCGCCACATGGGAAAATCCTTTTGACGGCGAGCGTATCCCATTGTCTTACTATGTCACCGGCAACATTGCCAAAGACCTTACGGTACGTGTCACCGGTAAGGACTACGACCGGACCTTTACCCGTGCCCTCGGTACGAACGTCTATACGGAAACACCCTATATTCTGGAGATTGACAGCCCCAAGAAGCATGGCGTCTATACCGTCACAGCTTACCTGAGCAGCGGTTCGTCAGTGCAGACCGATGATTTGGTTTCGCAAATCATGGTAGCCGAAGAAGGGGAAACGGGCATATTGATGGCGTTGAACGGCATACAGCGTGACCTGACCAACTGGAATACGGTGAAGTTTTTCGAGTGGGCGGTTTATAATCCATCAGCCGAAACAACGCCCGTGCAATTTCGCCTGATGGATGACAAGCTGCAAGAAGCCTATTTGACGCAGGACATTCCGGCGGCAGCCAACCGCACACGCTATGAACTGAGCGCGATGGTCGAAGTCGAAACGGAAGAAGGCGCAGGTGACACGCTGAACGGGCGCATGCTCTTTTATTCCGGCGATACGGAACTGCGGCAGCAGCTTCTCTTCACCATTGACAACAGCGAAAACTTTTCTCCCACCAAGGGGGCTGATTTCGTGCTGAACCCCAAACAGCGCACCAACACCGAGGAGAATCCGATGCGGATTGTCAACCAGGAAACGGGTGAGGAGGTCCCGTCCGTATGGAAAGGCTTCGAACTATTGACGGACGGATGGCAGACTGACAGTGCCGGAGCCAAATGCCTGCGCGTCCTTGCCGGATGCTCGCTGGATATTGACTACGAGAGCTATTCCGAAACCACCGGACAGACCCAGGAGAGTTCACTGACCATTGAGATTGACTACGCTTCCCGCAACGCGACCGACCTTGCAGAACCGATTATCCGCATGTGCTCCACCTACGCAAGCGACGGACTGCCCTTGGGCTTGGAAATCCGTCCGCAAGAGGCGTACTTCCTGACCACCGGGCACCGTACGCCCACCGACCAGGATGTGATGTTCCAGGAGGACACCCGCACCCATCTGGCTGTAAATATCATTTATAACCTCGGTGGGCATGGTATCAGTTACGTGCGTCTGTTCATCAACGGAATCATCAACCGTGAGTTCGTCTATACCGAAACAGACAAATTCATCCAGCGCGTGAATGGGGTGCTCACCTCGCACGGTATCCGCATCGGCTCGGAAACTTCTGATGTGGATATCTACGGTATCCGCATCTATAAGAAAGCCCTTTCAGCCACCGACATACGGCAGGATTATATGGCAAGTATGACGGAGGTAAGCGAAAAGATTGCGTTCCGCGACAAGAATGACGTATTGTATAATAACCTGATCAACTACGAGCGCGCTTCGCAGAAGTACAACACGATGCTCTGGACCGGCTCACTCCCTTATATCCTTGACCAGGCGAAGAAGAAAGGAGACCTGACGATTAATATTGTAGGCGACCCGTCCCACTCCGGTACGATTAAGGGAATGAGCGTGAAAGGACAGGGTTCATCATCAAAGAAATATTTCCTGTGGAACCACCAGTACGGCTTTGGCGATTATAACTGGATTGACGGAAACGGAACCGACCGTGGAGCGGCTTACCAATTGACGGATGATGTGCCGCCTGCCACCAAGCTGGTGGCGAAACTGAACTGGGCTTCCTCCCAGCAGAGTCACAAGGCAGGGTCGTGCGACCTGTACCACGAATTGTGGAAAGAAGTGGTTGGCGGTAATTCCATCACGGAAACGGGTGGTTATGAAAAATGCCGTGTATGCGTCAAGCAACTTCCGTTCATGATGTTTGTCCGCGAAAACGAATCGGCTGAACCTGTATTCTACGGCTTGGTAACGTTCGGACCCGGAAAAGGCGACAAGCCGACATTCGGATATGACAAAGAAGTATTTCCCGACTACCTGATGATCGAAGGGTCGGACAATGGTGCCGTACTGACGCTGCACCAGGTACCGTGGAACGAAGACGTTGAGCCATCCATTGACGACGAGGGAGAATTGGAAGGATGGAAGTATAACGGGGTTGTGTCTTGGGATTTTGATTTGGGTAATGAAAAGCAGGTTGGTTATTTCCAAACGGCACATAATTTCATATATCAATGTTCCAACCGCCTGAAAGCGTTTGTGGGGACACTTGCCGAACTACAGGCTGCCGGTGCAGACCTTGAAAAAGACAAGATGTATTGGGTGACGAAGGCTGGAGGCGATGCGCAGCAGTACGACCTGTACCGTTACGACTGGCTTACTTCCACATGGGTGGATGCCGGGGTGAACAAATCAGGTGTTGGCAGTTATGAGAAATTGAACTTACGCACACAGCTCAACGATTACCTTGCCGGGTTCGATGAATCGGAAGCCGTGCAGAACCAGATATGGGAGGAAGTGAACGCGATGTTTATTAACGCACGTGTGGCAATGTTCAAATCCGGTATCGGACAGTATTACAACCTGTCGGATGCCAGATTTACAATGATGATGATGAAGCTGATTGCCGCCAGTGACAACCGGGCAAAGAACACATACCAATACCTTGACCCGAAGACACACCTGATATGTTTTGCCCAGGATGACATGGATACCATTTTCCTGACCGACAATCTCGGGCGCAAGGACAAGCCCTATTATGTGGAAGAACACGACCTGAACGCAAACGGAAAGAACTATTGGAACGGTGAAGTGAACACGTTCTACAATCTCATGGAACTCGCTTTCCCTGCCGAGCTGCGCTCCACCATGAAGGCGATATTTTCGGCAATGGCGAAAATAGGCGGTTCCCCTATGGGCTGTTTCGAGAAGTTCTATTTCCGCATCCAAAAGTATTTTCCGGCTGTTGCCTATAACGAGACGGCACGGCTACTCTACGAATACGCAGAGCAAAAAGCAAACGAAGGGTTGTATAATCCACCCTCCGTATCGGCTATCTCGCAATCACTCGGAGACCAGTTGCAAGGTGAGATGCAGTACCTGAAGATGCGTACCGTGTATCTTTCCTCGTTCTGTTCGTATGGCGATTTCAGCGTGGCAAGCTCGCAGTCCATATCGTTCCGCAGCCGCTACACAAAAGATGGCAAACAGCCGACTTATACCTTTAACCTGCGTCCGTTCATGTGGATTTATCCGGCGGTGGCTATCGGGCAGTCATTGGGCTTTGGGGCTGACAATGACGGGAAAGCGCACGGACTTCCGCAGCGTGTCAAAGCCGGGGAAAACTATACCATATCATTTATAACGGATAACGACACACCCTGCGCGCTCCTGGCACCGGACTGCTACAGCAGCATCGGCAATTGGGGAGACAAGCCGTTGACTGGTGAGTTTGCCTTGTCCGGAAAGCGATTGACCGAGTTTTCGGCAGGACGTGAAGAGGGTATTGATGTAGTCGAGTTTAATTCATCCAGTTTCAAAATCAATACACCAAACTTGAAGCGGCTCAATCTTAACGGAGTGGAAGCCTTATCCGGTATTCTTGACCTATCCAGACTGACACGGGCAAAAAGTCTTGGCGTAGCCGGAACCGCTCTTTCTACCGTGACATTGCCAAAGACCGGTAGCTTGGAAGTGCTGGAACTTCCTGCGAAGCTAACAACGCTACGGATCGACAGCCAACCGGGACTGAAGACACTGGAGATTGAAGGGGTCGGTAACTTGCAAACGGTATTTGTGGACCAAGCGAAAGCCGGAGAGTTCAATAGTAGAATATTTGCCGCACAATTATATACAGGTGTGGACAAGGAGCTTAACAGTGTGACGTTCCGTAATATCAAGTGGGAATCCGTGACAGCTGATATGTTGATGTTCCTACATGGTAAACGTGCGGAGCTGACCGGTACAATCGCCATGATGGTTGCTTCAAGTGACCGATATATCACGTTTGACGAGAAAATGAAGTTGGTTGGCTTCTACGGAGACATTGACAGTACGGACAATAGTTTGTACATAAGCTACTCCTTGCGTTCCATCAACTCGATTGCGGCACAGGGTGAGAACTATATTTATACACTTGGATATTACGATGGCTTTAGCCTTAGTGTATTGCCGACAAGCGGTAACAACGTGAAGATAGTTGACGGACATGCCGCCGTCAACTGGTCAATCGACAAGGCGGCCAACGTGTACGCCGAGTTTATCGATCCGGTAAACGGAGTATTGAACGTTAAAAAACTCAGCGATCCGGCATTGAAAGAGCGTTTCACGATAACAGTGGAGATTACCACCATGGACGACAAGGTGATGAAACATACCAAGCAAGTAGGGTTCTTCAACCGTATACCCGAAATCGGGGACTTCGCCTACGCGGACGGCACATTTGACGATGCCTATGACCCTAGCAAGACACTCGCCGGCGTGGTATTTATGCGAACAAAGAAGAGCGATACCGAGTACGAACTGCGTATAGATGCCGCCGAGGATATCATAATGGTAGATGAAAATACGAATGTTGTAAGTTGGCCATGGGGATTGTACCCGGAGGCTTCCGCCACCAACGGATTTCCACAGGAAATAGAGGATGCCATCCAGAATGCTGCCGGCATTGCTTCAGCGACAGATACCGCAATGCCGAATATAAACAGCACCGGGCTGTCTCAAACGACCGACTCAAATAACGGTAAACCATCTTCCAACTACATCAACGAAGATAACTACTTGGATGATGATACGGATGACGGATATGCCGTACTCACATCAGGTTCTGTCAATGACTTTGACGGGAAGGAGAAAACGGACATCATCATTGAGCACTGCAACCATATCCTGCTGAATTATCTGGACGTCCCATTGCCGGAAACCATGGAAGAGCTTTACAAGGCGATGAAAGAGCTGGCTGCTTCCAATTCCGGTGCAAAAAAGTACTGGCAGTTCTATTATCCGGCAGCATATATGTGCCGGCTGTACGAGCCGAAAGCCGAAGCGGTGCATGAGCAGTACCGCAGCGGCAATTGGTATCTTCCGGCAAATGGCGAATTGGCACGTATCTACAATTTCCACAATTGCAGCCGTGGCTTCAAGATAAACACGACCCCGACAGCGGACTATGCAGATGAACACCCGTCAAGCGAAGCGCGGATGCCGTTATTCGCAAACATGCTGAAACGGGTAAGAGATGTCAATGCCGGTGCGAATCCTTTTGCCTTGCACTCCGCCTCGTGGTATTGGTCCAGTACCGAGAGCAGCCGCGGCAACAGTTGGTATGTGAACTTTTCCAGTGGCTACACGTACACCAACAACAAGTACAACGGTTACAGGGTTCGGGCGGTGGCAGCATTCACTTTTAAACTTTAACCTTTCGGCGCGCTCCTTTTGGAGCGTGCCTTGAAGCAGATTATAATATGAAACAGGAAACAGCAGAAAACAAGGAACAAAAATGCGTTTGTCTTACGGGTGAAGAGATTGCCCGAAGCAACACCGCGAAAGAGAAACAGAAACGGGGGACCGCCCAGCTTCCTGCCTTTCGTGCGGCAAGTAACCTGATGTTTTCGATAGCGCAAATCATGATGGCTTGCCCTCGAAAACTGAGCCGGTATACCGATTTGATGATTTCCGATATGTCGGAAGTCGGTAAATCGGTTGCCCTTGCCAACGAATCGAGAGGGGAAGAACGGAGCTGGTACATCAGCAATGCAATGTCTTTGCTGTTTGTTATCCGAAATTATTTTGTGATTTTGGAGCGTGTCGGTGTCTTGTCGAAAGACAGGTGCAACAAACTCCGCAGCGAATCTGATAAATTGATTGCGCAGTTGACAGCATGGCGCGATTTCACAAGCCGTCAGGGTTTTAATACTGAGAAGGTATGAATAGTGTACGGCGAAATCCTCTGAATGGGCGTATTACTATGGTGGCAAGCCATAGTAACGAAGATGCAAATACGCAAGAAGTCTCCGCCTCGTGGTATTGGTCCAGTACCGAGAACAGCCGCAACAACAGTTGGTATGTGAACTTCTCCAGTGGCAACACGAACAACAACAACAAGTACAACGGTAACAGGGTTCGGGCGGTGGCAGCATACGGAAAGGATTTCGAATGTTTCTTGGACGGGGTTATCGAGGCTTATAAGGATTGCTTACGTGGAAAAATGAGCTCCAAGCAAGCAGTCGAGTATATGCAGATAGCCGAAGAGGATATTGTTTGTTTGGCGATAGAGATGTGGACAGGTGTATATAAGCCATCCACATCCACCTGTTTCCTTGTGAAATACCCGAAATTGAGGGAAGTGTTTGCAGCGAATTTTCGCGACCGTATTGTACATCACTGGATTTGTTTGCGGCTGGAACCGTTGTTTGAAGAGCGGTTCGTGTCGCAGGGCAATGTGTCGCATAATTGTCGGAAGGGATTCGGCGCACGGTCGGCCGTGGAGAGTGCAGAGCAAGGCATGAAAAAAGTTTCCGACAGCTACCGCAGGCCGGCATGGGTGTTCAAAGGTGATTTGGTATCGTTTTTCATGTCGATAGACCGGACGTTGCTGCTTGGCAAGCTGCTGCGCTTCACGAAAAGGAAATACCATGGCGGGTACAAGGAAATCCTTTTAAGGGTGATACGGGCGGTTGTATTGCACAGCCCGGAAAAGGATTGCGTGTTCAACGGTGATACGACCTTGTGGAGGCAGTTGCCCGAAAACAAATCCCTGCTTCGCAACGGGGAGGGCAAAGGCGGTCCGATAGGCAATCTGACCACGCAGTTGTTTGCCAATTTCCTCATGTCCTTCTTTGACAGTTATGTAATATGGAAGACACGTCGGTTGAACTCCCATTATGTGAGGTTCGTGGACGATTTCCTGTTGGTATGCGACGACTTGAAAGCATTGCAGGGGGTGATACCGGAACTTGAAGCATTTCTTGGCGGGAAATTGCTGTTGAAGCTGCATAAGGACAAGCGGTACCTGCAACCTGTGTCGCACGGGGTTTTATTCGTAGGCGTGTATATCAAGCCCGGAAGATGTTATTTGAGCAACCGCACATTGGCAAGGTTCAAGGAACGTGCCACAGGCTTTAACCGGATGATTGAAACAACCGAGCTGACCGCCAATGATTGCGTCCGCATCCAATCGGTCCTGAATAGCTATCTTGGGTTCTGTAAAGGGCTTAAGACCTACCGCCACAGGAAATGGATATTATCGCTCTTCGGGAGCGGATTCTATAAATACTTTTACATATCAGGTCATTTTGAAAAGGTATGTATCAGGAAGAGGTATAGAAAAATGTATAAAGAGTTGAATTATGTATTACCAAATTAACGCAATCATGGAAAAGAAAAAGTATGAAGAGAAGCCATCGGTAGTGGTGGTTGACAAAGTGGTGGATCAAATCTACACCACTGTGAATTTTGGTATCCGGGAGGTTGAAGGCGGATACGAAGCATACACGGCGACAATGACAGGACACCTGACGGCCGATGAGTTTGTGAAACGAATAAACGGGTATGGATTGAACGAGGAAATGACCACCCAAGAATTGGAAACTATATTTGAAGCTCTTGGGTTTGCAGGCGGTAATGAAACGTCTGTATTCAAAGAGTTCATGTTAAACAAGATCGCTGCTTATGACCGGTCGGAGACCGTCAATTCGTTCATGCTCGCCGGTAATCGTATTTGGCTGGACAAAGCAACCCGTGTCGGACTGGTCAATTCAATTGGCATAGAAAAAGATGCCGGAAAGCCGGAAACCAACCTTTGGTTTGGTGGAGTGAAGTACACTATTCCGGTAGATACCGCATTGCAGATGCTTGCAGCGTTGGAGCTGTATGCCCTGCAATGCTACAATGTAACTGCCGAACATGCGGCGCAGGTCGAACAAATGGAAACAGCAGAGGAAGTGAAGTCCTTCGACTATTCAGCGGGTTATCCAGAACAATTAGTGTTTAATCTTTAAAAATAAAAAGTTATGATTTGGTTAGTGATTTTATCAATGTTGGTGATAGCTGCTTATACTGCAGCGGTATGTGTCAAACAAGGGGGCGTTCCTGCTTCCATCAGTGCCACGTTCTATAAGTTGGAACACAAGCATTGGTTTATGGTAACGACGTGGTTTACCGCCGGGCTGCTGATGCCTGCCATCTTGGAAGTGAGTAAATCGGATACCGAGTTTTTGGCGTTCTTGTCCTGCATAGGTATGCTGATGGTTGGTGCAGCCCCCAACTTCAAGGATGAGTTTGAAGGGAAGGTGCATACCGCCGGGGCTATCTTGTGTATCGCAGGCTCTCAGCTGTGGGTTGCCTGTAATTGCCCGTGGTGCCTGACGGTATGGCTTGCCTACATTATTTATACGTTGGCGATGATGCCCCGCCACGTATCGGACAGCATCATAACGGATTTCCTGCGTACCAAGCCGATGTTTTGGATTGAGATAGCCGCGTTGTCAGCTACTTATGCATCCATATTGGTTGCAGGTTTATAATGTAAAAAATCCCTGCATGCCTTTTCGGACAGCAGGGAAAAACTTATGCAACGACCTCGCCAGGTCTGTTGACTATGAAAAACACATGCAAATATAGTATTAATCTTTAAAACAGACAAAATGAAAGATGTTATTTACAATTTTATCCAGCAGCACATGATGATACACATCGTGTTGATTGCCTTATGTGTCGCCGCTACTATTGGCGCTATGTTCGTTGACCTTGTGACGGGAGTTATGAAAGCCCGTCAGAGAGGTGAAGCGAGAAGGTCGACAGGTTATAAAAAAACGGCAGTTAAGGCAAAAAAATACTTTACCCCATTTATCCAATTATGCTTCATAGACCTGCTATGCTGTGTTGTCATCCCATTTCCTGCATTCTCAATGATTTGGACCGGCTACTGCATCTTTTGCGAATTTATATCGGTTAGAGAAAAATCATGGGAAAAGGCGGAATTGAGGAAAGCAGAGAAGACAATGAGTGTGATAATTGAAAACAAGGAAGATATTGCAAAATTGGCTGCACAAATATTATTTGAATCAAAGAAGGAGGAAAAGAAGAATGGCTGACGTAAGAAAACTTGCACCGTTTATCCTAAAGTGGGAAGGCGGTTTTGTAAATGACCCTGACGATTTGGGAGGAGCTACCAATATGGGTGTGACTATCGGAACCTATGAGGCATATTGCCGAAAGAAAGGATATTCCAAGCCTACAGTTGAAAGATTGAAAAATCTCACGAAAGAGGAATGGACGGAAATCTTGAAAACCATGTACTGGGACAGATGGAAGGCTGATTTGATACAGAATCAGTCTGTAGCAAATATTCTTGTGGACTGGGTGTGGGCATCCGGTGTTCATGGCATTAAGATTCCTCAACGCCTGCTTGGTGTTACGGAGGATGGCATTGTAGGTCCCAAGACCATTGCTTCGGTAAATGCCAAGAACCCGCGTGAGTTGTTCGACATGATTAAGATTGCACGGTTTGACTTCATTGAGGATATATGCCGCAAGCGCCCTGCGAACAACAAATTCAAGAGAGGGTGGATGAACCGTATAAATGATATCTCTTATGTTGGTTAGGGTTATGAACTTGGTAAGCCGGCATATATTGCCGGTTTCCTTTATGTGTTGTCTGTTCCTGCTGCTATCATGTGGCAGCTCGCATAAGGCTGTCAAATCCGACACAGAGATTATACTGAAGGATAGTACAGGTGAATCGGTCAACATCGTACATGGTTCTACAACTTCTTTAAGAGAGTTGATAACCACTAATGGCAGCTATGTGATTGATTTCCGTATCTATGATACAAGAAAACCACCTGACCGCCTGACCGGGGAACCTCCGTTACTGGCTGACGGTCACGTAGAAGGTGATTTTAACAAGAATAAAAAGAAGGAAACTGCAACCGAAGACAGTACGGAGGTGAAAGCTGACAAGGAAACCACTTCCACCAAACATGAGGAAACCAAGACTGAAGGGGTAAAGGAGAAAAAAGAATCCACGCTGCTTAAACAAATAGGTTTTGCCTGTGTTTGTGTAACCGTTTTGCTTGTTGTCACGTTGGGGGTACGAAAACATTGGCGCAACAGATAAGCTTCATCATAAGACTTTAAATTTATAAATTGGACTGCTCCGGCTTGCGAAAGTCGGGGCAGTCTTTGCCTTAAAAACGTAATATTTCATCAAATTTGAGCCGTTTTCGACATATTTGCAATGAAAAACTTCCATTTTTGAGCCAAAATAGCGTTATTTGCAGATACAAATTACCGATTACTTGTTATAAGTATAAGACCTATAAAATTACACGATTATGATTGATGCCATTGCCATTGCTAATTACTTCGTAGAAAAAAGTAAAGAGGATAAACAATGTGAAAAATTAACGCTTTTACGACTTGTTAAGTACGTATATATAGCTTACGGATTCGCCCTAGTATTATTAGGACGTTCCATTATAAATGATAGATTTGATAAAGTTGAAGCATGGAAGTATGGTCCAGTCATTCCTAGTGTATATCATTCATTTAAACATTTTAAAAACAGAGTTATAGACGCTGTAGCGAGCATACTTGTTATGGAAGATATGGATGGAACTATGACATTTGAAGCCCCAAAAGTAGATGATAATTCTGTTATGGCAGTTTTAGATTTTGTTTGGGATAGATACAAAAATATAACAACGACAAATCTTATTGATATTCTTCATAAGGATGGTACACCATGGAAATTCTGTTATAGAGAGGGACTAAATGAAGAAATCCCCCAAGAAATGACTTATGTATATTATAAGAAATTGGTCGAATCTTTAAGTAGTAAACATGGTTAA